GGCTGTGGTCGTGGTGTGATGAGATTACGCGCTCCGGGGATCTGTTTGTTGCTGTCTCTGTGCCTAGTGAAGCGGGTGGCGTGGCTTTTGTGCGAGCTATACCGGCCTCGTGTATTCAGTGGATAGAAACCGATGGCAGCGATTACGAGCGTGAATTGGAATTTCGCGAATCGGTACCGGGCCAAATGGAACCGAGGGTATGGAAGAGTCGGCACACGGCTGGCATCGATGAGCCGGTGCTATTGCATTTCGCCTTTAACCGCGTGGTTGGCGCTACGCGCGGGGAGAGTGATTTGATGCCGGTATTACCGCTTGCTTTTCGCTACACCGACTGGCTCAAAGGCCGCGTGCGCTTCAACAAGCTGCGGTCGGAGCTGGCCGCCGTAGATGTCGAGGTAGATGATGATTCGCAGGTCGAGGCCAAGCGTCAGCAATACCAGGCTACGCCGCCAATGGGCGGCTCGATATTCGTTCATGGGCGCGGCGAACGTCTCAATTTTCCCTCCGCTAATATTGATGCTGGTGACGCTGCTGCAGACGGCTTAGCGCAGCGTATGGCTATCTCTGCTGGTAGCAATTATCCGTTGCATTTTTTCGGTGAGCCTCAGGGCTCGAATCGGGCTACTGCAAAGGAAATGGGCGGACCAACACACGCTTTCCTGGAAATGCGTCAGGCGGATCTCGGCGAGGCATTGATCGATTTATGCGACTTCGTCTATCGCCGGGCAGCCGAAGCGGGGTATACGGGCCTCCCGGCTATTTGGGGGGATGACTTGCGTATTGAGTTCGCTGCGCCTGATGTTAGTGAGGCTGATAATCAGTTGTTGGCTGTTGCTGCTAAGGATATTGTGACGGCGTTTGCTGAAATGAGGAAATTCGGCTGGATCACCGATGAACTTGCCGTTGGATTGTGCTTTAAGTTTTTCGGTGAAATTTTGAGCAAAGAGGATATAGACGAGATTTTGGACTGGGCCGCTGAAAACGATTTGATCTATGAGGATGATGATGAAGGGGAGGATGGAGGAGAGGATGAAGGGGAGGATCAATTGGCATTCGAGATCAGCGACTATTTGCAGCGTATCTGGGGGAATTCTCCAGATAATGATCTAAGGAGGAGCGTTATTAATGGCAGAGAGTAACTTTGAGGAGCGGGAGGAGCAGACGATCGGGGCCGCCGTTCCTGGGCCTCAATGGAGAACAACTTCCGAAGCTTATATTCCCCTTCGACTGAGTAGTGCTGGTGGGAGTGAGCGGCGGGAGTATAACGTGTCGTTCATTCAAGCTGGCCGAGTGAGTAGACGTGACGGGGAGTTGTCGAATTGGTTGATTCCGGCTGAGACCATTCAGAATGCATTGGATAAGTTTGCTGGTCTCGCTGTCTTTGTTGATCATACGGTGAGTGGTTTTTTCGTTAGTGGTCATCCATCGATGCGTGATTTGGCCGCGGTGACGTTTGGGGCGGTTTGGAACGCGGAGCGGAGTAGTGTCGACGGTGGTATTAGGTTGTATGGGCGTTCAGATTTGGAATGGTTAAGAACTCTCTTGGATGAGATTGTTCAAGACCAAATCAGGGGTATTGAAACTCCTAATGTGGGGTTGTCTCTCGTTTTCTTTGGAGAAACGGAATGGGAGGGGCCAGAGGACGCCCCAATTCGGATCACGAAGGCAATCAGTCATATTGAAAGCTGCGATATCGTTTTTGGTCCGGGTGCGGCTGGTCGTATAAGAGAAGTATTAGTAAGTTCAAGTCGCGTCAGTGCGCCTGCACTGGACGCGTTTGCATTCAATAATTTACTGGAGGGTACTATGCCTGAAGAAAATGAAGTGGAAGTAGAAGGAAGTGGATCGGCTGAGGTTGCTGTGCAGGCTGAGGATGGCGGCCGGGAGTTGGTTCGGACGCCGGATGATGTTCTCGTGCCTGATGGCGGCTCTGAGGGTCTGGATCGTATTGGTCGTTTGGAGGCCGTCATGCTGAGAATGGCGGAGTCTGTGGCGCAGATGCAAGGGCAGGTCAGTCGGGAGGCTGATCGGCGCGTGATTTCTGATATGGGCGTGGGGGTTGCTCCAAGGGGGCAACAGTCGGCGCAAGTTCGGGGGTCGTGGCTGAATAGTTATGATCAGATTGAGCGGGCGTATGAGGATCTGATGGGTCTGCCGGTGAGTGGGCCACCTATTCATCATCTTTCTGGGATCCGGGAGCTGTATTTGCTTCTTACGGGTGACCGTAATTTCCGTGGGGAGTACAACCGTGATTTGGTGCCCTCTTACCTGGCGTATAGTTCGAGTGGTAACAATGCTGACACCTCGACTATGGCTGAATTGACTCGCAATGTAATGAACAAAAGGTTGATTCAACAGGTTGATTTGATGGATGAATATAGCTGGTGGAAGGAGATTGCTGTTACTGAGAATTTTAATTCTTTACAACAAGTCTCTTGGATCATCCATGGGGGGATCGGGTATGATTCGGGGACTGGGCTTCCAACAGTGGCTGAAAAGGGCGAGTATCAGCAGCTCCTTTGGGAAGATGCCAGGACCACGGCCAGCTGGGTCAAGAAAGGCGGATATTTACCGTTGTCTTTGGAGATGATCGACAGAGACGACGTCGCGGGGTGGCGGGCCGTGCCTCGCCAATTGGCGGTAGCTGAGGTGGTTACAATTAGCTCTGTGATTTCTAATCTTTTTACCGATAACAGTGGGGCGGGTGCCTCACTGGGAGATGGCGTCGGGGATGGATTTGCATTTAATACTACTCGTGGGAATCTCATTACGCAGGCTTTGGATCAAGCGACTTGGGGTTTAGCGGTCGAGACTATGTACAAACTCGCTGAGCTCAAAAATTCCACGCAAACTGAGGATCGGCGTATGGCTACGCGGCCGAGGAAGGTGCTGGTCCCGATTGAGCTTGAGCAGGACGGCATCACGGCCGTTACGTCGCCGGTAAAAACCGGGACCTTGGCGGATCGATATCCTGGCAAGCGTTTGCTAAGGGAGGAGGACGTGGTGACGGTTCCGCATTGGACGAATTCGGGGAATTGGGCGGCTGTGGCTGATAAAAATAGTTGTCCGTTCGCGGGAGTCGCATTTCGTTTTGGGGAGACGCCGGAGATTTTCGCTCCATCCGAGAACAATCATATTTTGTGGTTGCACGACGTGCTGCCAATTAAAGCGCGGTGGTTTTTCGCGATTTCGGTTATTAATTGGCGCGGTGCTGTTAAGTCCAATCAATAGTGTGCGTTTCGCGATTTTATAACTTTATAACTTTATAACTTTATGTAAGGAAAATCTTATGGCAACTCGAACTAAGAATATTTTTACCTCGGTCATCATTGGATTGTTACTGTTGACCGTTCTTCATTTTGTGCTTGCGGTTCCGACGTCTGATGTGTCGGCTGCGCCTCCTGCTGCCCCTACTCCGATAGCAAATATCCCGTCGTCGGACAGTTCGCTTAATATCACGTTTCAGTCAGCGCTTTCTTTACAGACCAGCGTAAATACCTCTGGGAGGCTGGTCGGAAATTACGAGTATGTTGATGTCCAGTATATCGCGGCTCAAGACGCGGGCAACGCCCTTACCATCACGATTCAATACTCGAATGATAACTCGAACTGGGTGGATGGCGCGGTTCTGGCTAATTTTGCTTCTACGACTGCCGACAGGACGGATATTACGCGATTCCCATTGTTCGGCAGATATGTGCGGTTTGCTCAGACGATTAACAACGCGAATCCAGTTACGATTACGATTCTGGGGTTGGCCAAGTGATTTGGCGTCACAAGAAATTTCAGGCTGGGTTTGTAACCGCTATCGCTGTGCTGTTGGGGCAATTGTTCCCTGTCTATGCTGAGACGGGTAGTTTTGTCTTGGCGTTGGGGGGTGTAAATTGGCTCGAGGTTTCTGCGCCAGTGATGGCGGCTATAGGTGCCCAAGGCTTTGCGGATTGGGGCAAGGAGAAAGTGAAGGTGCTAAATGACGGTGAACGTTTCTCGACAGAATGAGATAATTGAGGCAGCTTGTCGTGTGAAGGATTTGGATTCAGTTTTAGTAAAGTCTGTTCGCGTTACTGAAGCTGATGTTTACCTGGTCACTGAGGCCGGGGAGGTTCGTGTCGAGCGTTCTGCTTTGCCTACGCACCAGGTGCGTAAGGCGGTCGCGCC